AAATTCAGCAAGTGTATTAATAATACACTTGCTGAATTTGTTGGTGGTTTGTTATTAAGGAATGTTGACATACAAGCCACTTATGAGTTGGCTAAAATGGCAAATAATAACACACCCGAGCCGTTACCAGAAAATGAATTTGAACGGACGTTTAAAAGCATGTTAGATAAGGAGTTGAGGAGGCGTGGTGATTGATTTTGACTACTACCGCGAAAAATTTAAAGAAGTTGAAAGTGACGGTTTTAAGCCGAGCAAACCAACAAATTGGAAAGCATTAAAAAATAAATGTGTTGCTTATCGGAACGAGTGGTTGGAAAATGCCAACGCTCCAGAAACCGACAAGGATAAATGGAAAATCAAGAGCCTAAGCGAGCTAGCAGTTGCGCAAGGAATTGATAAACTTTGTCACGTCGTTACGTTGCCAAATGGTCGAGTAGCTATCTACGACCCCGATAAGGGTTACTACCATAAAGACCCTAAATTCGCTTACAAAATTATTCATCTCTTACAGCCAACGTTCAACGAAACTAAATGTCGTAACGTTCTATTCATGTTAGCAAGTATTGACCGTGAGTATGAATATCAGTCTATGTACTGCGACTTTGAACCAGAATACAGAGATGTCAGGCGGTTCATTCTTGTTAAAAATGGCATTTACGACAGACAAAAACGCAAATTGCTACCATTCGATTATAAATTTATTAATTTCAGCACCATTGAAACTAAGATAGTTCCAGACGCTCCACTTCCTGCTATTGACGGTTGGGACGTGGAGTCGTGGCTCTTGGATTTAATGAGTGGTGATGAAGACCTTGTAAAGCTGCTGTGGCAAGTGATTTCAGCATCATTAAACGGCAATTACAGTTATCGAAAATCTATTTGGCTGGTCGGCAACGGTAATGACGGTAAAGGAACGTATCAACAGTTGATTACCAATTTAATTGGCAATAACAATGTCGCACCTCTAAAACTGAACCAGTTTGCAGAGCGGTTTGGTTTAGCGATTATCGAAGGTAAAACAGTGATCATCGGTGACGATGTCCAAGCAGGTATTTATGTTGATGAATCGTCAAATTTCAATAGTGTGGTGACTGGTGAACCAGTTTCGGTTGAAAAGAAAGGTGAAAATCCTTACATGGCTGTGTTTAAAAAAACAGTTATTCAGTCTACTAATGGTATGCCGTCTTTCAAAAATAAATCAAACGGTACGTATAGACGTATTATTATCATCCCGTTTTTAAAGACGTTTAGTGCTAAAGACGACAACTGGTCGATTAAAGATGATTACATTAAACGTCCAGAAGTACTTGAATACGTTCTTTGGAAAGCTATTAATCTTGATTTTGATAGATTCAGCGAGCCAAAAGCGACCGAAGAACAAATGAAAGTGTTCAAGAAAGATAACAATACCGTCCTCGCTTTTGTTGAAGAATGGTTTGATAATTTTGAATCTACAGCACTGCCAACACGTTTCTTGTGGTGGCTATACAAAGAATGGTGCAAAGAAAACGGCTATACAGCGTTAAAAAAAACAACGTTTGAAAAAGAGTTAGCAAGTAATATTTCTGATGAGTGGGTTTTAAAAACTGCAAAAATAAAAGGTAAATTCTTCCCAGACGAAGATGCACCGACATATTATAGTACTTTCCCATGGAATAATGAAAAAGACCCTAAAAAAGCTTTTAAAAGTTACTGCAAACGGTGAGGTTACTGGTTGGTTACTGGTACCAGTAACCACGAAAAACGTTGGCAGACAAGGAGTTTCACAATCTTGGTTACTGGTTACCTTTATTTTCTAATATTAATAAAAATAAAGTAAATATAAATATATATAGAGAAAAGGCAAAAAAGCCGTAACCAGTAACCAAGAACTTGAAACACATTGATATAAAAGGGATTCAACGGTTACTTCATGAAGTAACCGCAGCAGTAACCAAACCTAGAAAGGTGGTTTATGACAACAGAATCATTAATTCAAAGCAAAATACGTGTGGCTTTATCGCAAAACGGACACAGAGTGTTTCGAGCGAATGTTGGTAAAGTCAGAATGGCAGACGGGCGTTTCTTTGATACTGGTTTGCCAAAAGGTTTTTCGGACTTGTTTGGTTTTCGAAAAGACGGACAAATATTTTTCATCGAAGTAAAAAACGAAACAGGTCGTGTGAGACCTGAACAAAAACAGTTTTTGGAAACAATGAGAAGCTTTGGAGCGCTAGCAGGAGTAGCTAGAAGTTCAGAAGAAGCATTGGAGATTGTAAATGGGAACAGATAGAAATCGTTGATTGGTATAGAGAGGAAAATGAAAATGATTAGTATTTATTTAGTAATTTTGGCTTGGCTGACATTTCCAATGTTTGTGATTTACGACAAGAAGAAACGAGTAAGATTTGTGACGTGTGGTCTGCTTTACTATCTTATTGATACAATTAAAGCTTATTTTAATCAGAAAGAAATAAAAGGTGAAGATGATGAATAAACAACAATTAATTAAAAACTTAGGATATGTAAGATATTCTGACACCAATGATGAACGTTATAATTATTATAATAAAGGGATTGATACTGCTATTTCCTTTGCTAAGAAACTTGCCGAACCAGAAAAGCCTGTAGTGCCACAATTTGTGGCGGACTGGTATGAGGATAACAAAGATGCATTTGAATACAATGTATATGACCTTAGCGTAAAATTTCATGAATATGAATTAGACGGAGAAATTAGAGATTGGTTTGACAGAATGGGCAATAAACCAATTGAGACACTTGTATTAATGCACAAATTCGGCTATGAAGTCGAGAAAGAGAAGTTGTATACAGCTAAAGTAAAATTTATAGACGATGAAAATTATTCCTATTTAAATAGGAATTTTGGGGCATGTGAACCAACGTACTCTTTCGGACAAAAGTATAATCACCCTAATACTGGCGGTTCTCAAACATACTTTGATAGGGATGAGCTAGAAGAGATACTTGTTTGGGATAACCTAGCTTTTGAAGTCGAAGAGGTGGAAGAATGACTGTTAGAGAACTAATTGAGAAGTTGCAAGAATTCGATGAGTGGAACGAGGTCGGATTAAGATTAGAAAATGTCTGTGTGTGGGACGTACTGCCAGAGGTTGATAAAAACGGATGTACATTTTTCATCAACGATAGCGAGCTTGAAGTAGATAAGGTAGCTCCAGGCACAATAGTAATTACGGCGGAAGGGATTTAAAATGACAATACCAAAATTTAGAGTATATGATAAAGTTGAGTGCATGATGATAACAACAAGTGATTACGAGGACTTGTCAGATTTGTTTTGTATTTTAAAAAATGGCGCTGATACTGGATATTATAGCGAACTTATGCAATCGACAGGTTTGATTGATGTAAATGGCAAAGAGATTTTTGAGGGAGATATTGTACTAATTTATGGCGAAAAAATCTCAAAAGTATTTTATTCACAAGGTTCGTTTTGTGTTGACATTTTAAACGGAGGAACACCTTTACACGGTTTTTCACCAAAACAGCTTGAAGTTATCGGTAATGTTTGGGAAAACAAAGAGCTTTTGGAGGAAGAATAATGTTCGATACTCTTAAAATGATTGCTTATAAGACTAAACAATTCTTCTGTAATCATAACTACATCAAAACGAGAGACAATGTCTTTACTGATTATTACCTTGAATGCTCAAAATGCGGTAAGCGCAGTCTTATTGAGCCGTGGCTAAATTATAGAAAGGAAGAAATATGAGACCAAAACGTTATCCGTATTCCCGAAATCAATGGGAAACAGAAACCACTGTATTATACAGCGGTGACAATAGAGAATATCGCTTAAGCAGAGAAGTGAACCGTATCACAGGAGAAGTGAGATGATACGTCTACATTATTATGAAGCAGCATTGCTAGCTCTGATGATCATAGTTCTAACTTCTGCGATTGGCTATGATATTGGAAAACGTGAAAGCAAATCTGAAATGACAGAGCTAAAGATTGAACTCGAAGATGCTAAAGCACAAATTAAGGTGCTTGAAGAAAATCAAGTGATTGTGTATTACGCTGATAGTTGGGGAGGTAATTATGATTGAATTAGGTGACATTATTGATTTGATTTGGGTAGAGGAGACATCAATTTTCATCATCACAGAGGATGATGAAAGACTTGAGTATGGTGAAAATTACATCCCATCAGATGTACTAGGAAGCACTGTGAAAGAAATTAGTGTCTATAATGACGGTTCTGTAGAAATCGAGTTAGGAGAATAAGTTATGAAGTATGGAACACAAGAACAGCTTAAAGAACAATTGTTATACAAGCGCATTATAAAATGGGCTGGAGATTGCTTAGAGCTTGAAGACGGTACAATAGTTACCATTGAAGAATCAGAACAAGATTGCTGTGCAAGCGCTGGTGGTGAATTTAAAGATGTTAAGCTAGATGCTGTAATCACAGATGTAGTATTTGGAGAGCCAGAGTTAGCTGATGGTGATGAAGATTTTGGTGAGTACACTATGAAAAATACTGTTACTATCTATCATAATCAAAACCCAGTAGCTATTGCAGACTGTGAAGCAGATGCTGGTAATGGTGGATATTATTACAGCGTATGCTCACTTGTGATTAAAAATGTTCACTACAAGGTTGTAGAGGCTTAACCACCCACTTTGGTATCTAGCAAGGTTCGAATCCTTGCGTGGGTATAACCCGAAATATTTTAAAACGGAATAGAGGTGGTGTGAACCACTTCTTCTTACAAAAACAAATTAGTATATGGCTAGTAAAGTTCATCGGGTTACTTGCTAGCAACATAGCGAAATCAAAAATAGAAACGAGGTATTCCTTAAAATTCTGTATTATCAAATCTAACGCAGTTATCGCTAGCTGTGATTATACAAGGCGTTGCTATATTTCCTCATGGTAATTCAATGTTTGGGTCGTGCGCCTGCCCATTTTGTGGAAACACAAAAAAGTCCCTGCTTACACAAGGACTTAAGATATATGAATGATGATACTTATATTATATCATAAAGGAGCTGTGAAGTAGTGGGAAAATTGAGCAATTCGCAATTGAAAGCACTTGATGAGCTATTATTTGATTACGTGAGCATTGACCATAAAATTGCAGTGAGAAAGCTAGAAATCAGTGACGTTCCAAATACAGACGAAAACGTAGGTGGTGGACGTTCTAACATTGTGTCTAAACCAACTGAAAGCATAATTGCTAAATGGGATAGTGACCAACGTTTAAATAGCTTATACGCGCAGAAATATGCAGTAGAGAATACTTTGTCTATGCTTGACGAAGATATGTCACGTATTTTCTGGTTGCGTTGGTCAAGAGGTAGCGTCAATACTTGGGATGCAATTGCTGGTAAAATGCACATGTCAATCAAAACAATTTACCGCAAACGTCAACGTATTTTAGAAATTTTTGCTGATTTTTATGGTTTTTCGTAAAAATGACAAAAAACACGATATTTTTGTCACCTAAAATGCGATATTATGTTATCATCAAGGTTTTGAAGATAGTTTTAGAGTTGTGTTGTTTCGAATAGGTCCGCAACAGGTCAGGTCACAATGGCTAGAGTTGAAAAGAAATGGTAAAGGGTTAAACATCTTGTGACAGATGCCTAAAAAACGATACACAATCCAGGTTGAGTGTATCATGTTTGTCTGTGCAACCTTTTGGGCAAACTGTTGGAATATAGTATAAATAGTTAGTACATTAGATTTTTAATCTAAAGATGCGGGTGCAATTCCCGCTATTCCTCTAATAGTCACACGTTTGTGTGGCTTTTTATTTTAGATTGGAGGTGATGGAAAATCACTAAATTAACTTTAAAACAACAACGTTTTGCAGATGAGTACATCATCTCTGGAAATGCTTATCAATCAGCTATAACGGCTGGTTATTCAGAAAATTACGCTAAAGGTAATGTAGTAAAATTGTTGGAAAATGTGAGTGTGAAATCTTACATTGATGAAAAGCTAGCAGAATTGCAATCTCAAAAAGTAGCGGACCAACAAGAGGTCTTGGAATACTTGACGTCAGTCATGCGTGGTGAAAAGACTGAACCTTTGCTTGTCTTGGACGGTGAAGGTACACAAAAAGTCGTTAACGCTGTTCCACCAGTTCAAGCACGTACTAAGGCTGCTGAACTGCTTGGTAAGCGCTACAGGTTGTTTACTGACAAAGTGGAATTAGACGCAACTGTTGAGCAGGTGGTATTTGAAGATGACATCAATTAAGCTTTCAAGTTTGATACCGCCTAATTTTCACAGCGTCTGGCGTGCTAGTCTCAATCAACGTATTTTACATGTTGTGTGTGAGGGTGGGCGTGGCTCAGGGAAATCATCAGACGTAGCACATATTATTATTCAGTTGATAATGCGCTATGCTGTCAACGCTGTGTGTATTCGTAAGACAGACAACACACTTGAGCAATCAGTCTATGAACAGCTCAAATGGGCGGTTAGTGAGCAACATGTGACGCATTTGTTTAAGTTTAACAAGTCGCCGTTGCGTATTACATACTTGCCACGAGGCAACTATATTGTTTTTCGTGGTGCACAGTATCCAGAACGCATTAAATCGTTAAAAGATAGTCAGTTTCCGTTTGCGATTGGTTGGATTGAAGAATTAGCTGAGTTTAAAACTGAAGATGAAGTCAAGACGATTACTAACTCACTTTTACGTGGTGAGCTTGATAGTGGTCTTTTTTATAAGTTTTTCTACACATACAACCCACCTAAGCGTAAGCAATCATGGGTTAATAAAAAATACGGCACACAGTTTCAACCAGCTAATACCTTTGTTCATCATTCGACTTATCTTGATAATCCTTATATTTCTAAAGAATTTGTCGAGGAAGCCGAAGCGACTAAAGCTAGAGATGAACGTCGTTATCGTTGGGAGTATTTAGGTGAGGCTATTGGTTCTGGTGTGGTTCCGTTTGATAACTTACGCTTTGAAACAATACCAGATGATTTAATAGCTAACTTTGACAATATCAGGAACGGTCTCGACTTTGGTTATGCTACTGACCCATTGGCATTTGTGCGTTGGCATTATGATAAAAAACATAACGGCATATATGCGATTGATGAATTTTATGGTCAAAAAATCAGCAATCGTCAAGCTGCTAATTGGATAAAATCAAGAGGTTATCAATCAGACCGTATTGGTGCAGATAGTGCCGAACCTAAGTCAATTGCTGAACTTCATGGTGATTTCAATCTGCCAAACGTATATGGTGTCAAGAAAGGTCCTGATTCAGTTGAATTTGGAGAGCGTTGGCTTGATGATTTGGATTTCATTTGTATTGATCCAAAACGTACACCGAACATTGCACGAGAATTTGAAAACATTGACTATCAAGTCGACCGTGACGGTAATCCTAAGCCAAGATTAGAGGATAAGGATAACCACACGATTGACGCAACACGATATGCGTTTGCTGACGATATGAGAGCAAACAGCAACACGAAAGAAAAAACTAAGAAAGCAAGTTATTTATTTTGAGGGTGACATATGGTACAATTCCTGTCTAAGACTAGATTTAATCCACGCAGTAACGAGCAAATCATTATGCTGACTGAAGATTATGAAGTTATTGATTTTGCGTCTCAAAAGTGGATTGAACAATTAAAACAATACATCAACACACACAAGCTACAGATTGCACGCTTAAAAGAGCTTAAACGCTATTATCTAGGTGATAACAATATCAAATATCGTCCTGATAAAACGGATGAATTTGCGGCTGATAATCGTATTTCAAGCGACTTTGCAAAATACATCACAGTATTTGAACAAGGTTACATGCTTGGGAATCCTGTTAAATACACTAACGAGGATAAAACGCTACAAGAATTGATTGATACGTTTTCTGAACAAACAAACGAAGCCTATCACAACATTTTGATTAAAACTGACTTGTCTATTTATGGACGTGCTTATGAGTTGCTAAATCCAGAAGAAGATGAAAACGGCAATGTCGTTTTAAAACTGTATCATTTAGCACCCGAACAAACGTTTATCATCTATGATGATACCTATCAACAAAAATCACTATTAGGTGTCAATTATTATGAAGTTGATTATGGTAGCGGTCACCGCAAAATGGTAGTACGTGTCTATTCAGACAACATGATTTACACGTATGTTGATGATAATCAAGAAACGTTTGGACTTCATTTGATTAGTGACTCAATAGAACATTATTTAAAAGGTGTTCCAATCAATGAATTCAAGAACAACGAGGACCGCACAGGTGCTTACGAATCGGTTCTTGATGACATTGACGCTTACGATTTGTCGCAATCTGAACTAGCTAATTTTCAACAAAACAGCAATGATGCTATTTTAGTAATCACTGGTAATCCTTACACTGGTTCAGATGATAATGATTATCTTGACGACGGTCGAGTCAATCCTAACGGTCGTTTAGGTGTAGCACTTGGATTTAAGAAAGCGCAAATTGCTGTACTTGATGACAATCCCAACCCTGGCGGTTCACAACCAGACGCTAAATACTTAGTTAAGCAATATGATTCGGCTGGCGCTGAAGCGTATAAGCAACGTTTAGTTAACGATATTTTACGTTTCACATTCACACCTGATATTTTAGATAATAACTTTAGCGGTATCCAGTCTGGTGAATCCATGAAGTACAAGCTTATGGCTAGCGATAATTATCGCAGCAAGCAAGAACGTTTGTTCAAGAAAGGGCTTATGCGACGTTTGCGTTTAGCGGTCAACATCTGGAAAGTTAAAGGCAATGAAGCAACGAATTATCAAGCTATCAATCAAACTGCTGTTATCTTCAGTCCTAATCTGCCACAAAACGATACTGAACTTGTAAACATTGCTAAGTCACTTTATGGTGTGGTTAGTGACCAGACAGTCTATGAGTTGCTGGAACAAGTGACTGGTATTGATGCAGAAGATGAAATGAAACGTCTTGAAACTGAGCAACCACAAGAACCAGAGCCAAGAATTGGTGAGGTGACTGCTGATGAGCAAGAAGAAACATAATGATTACTGGTCAAAGCGTAGTGATGACATTATGCGTTACGTTGACAGTACAGACATTGACATGTTCGCTGAACTGCAAAAGATTTATGTTGACCAGTCAGCAGAAATCCAACGTGATTTATTCGCTTTTGTGACACAGTACGCAGACGATAATAAAATAAGCTATTCTGACGCCCTACAGCGCCTTAGAGGTGTTGACCTATCAAATTATCAAGCGAACGCCGAGACGTACCGTAAACAAGCCGAGAAAGACCCAGAATTGCTGAAACGACTTAATGAGCAATATGTTAGTTCGAAAGTGACACGATTGGACGCATTAAATCTTGAAATGACGTACAAAGTTGGTGTCATGCAAGGTGTTCTTGAAACGTCGTTTGAAAACTATTTGAAGTCAACTGCTAGTTATGTGTACAGAAAAGTATTAGGTGGCAATAGCGGTGCATTGAACGAAACAGCATTAAAAGAGCTCATTAATACACCGTTCAATGGTCGAAATTACTCACAGCAATTGTGGGGAAACACTGATGACTTAGCAAGGGATTTGAGAGATGTTCTAAAACGTGGGTTCATTCGTGGTGATGATGTTCGTAGCATGGCTAGTGAGCTTGCTAAAAAGTACAATGTGGCACGTTCACGAGCACAAACGCTTATTAGAACTGATGGTACAGCGATTATTAATCGCGCAACAATTGAACGTTACAAAGACGCAGGTTTAAAATATTACCGTATTTTGGTTCACTTGGATAGTCGAACGTCTGACATCTGTCGTGAAATTGCCAGAGAGGATAAACGTTATAGTTTAGATGAGTTTGAAGTTGGCGTAACTGCACCACCATTTCATTACAATTGTCGTTCCGCTGTCATTCCTGATACTGATGAAATTGATGAAAAAGAACTTGAAAACCTCAATACTTCAAGTTATAATCAAGGCATGACAGATTTACAAAGTAGCGGTGCTATATCAGCACGGCGTGGAAACATCAAGAAACAACAGGATGCCTTTGCAGAAAGGTATTATAATCAGCTGCGTAATTCAA